CACTCTGGCAAATTATGCTACCTCTTTGAACACCTTGTAGCCGCGGCCTGCTAATACACGGATAGCCTCTTTAACTTCTTGGTAGTTCTTTTCTTCCCAGTCCAACATCTCTTTGGCACCCTTGATGGTGTCGTCATCTGAGGTATTGCCAGAAGCAAAGTGAGTGTAGAGGTAGTAGCGATCACCGTCTTCATACTTGCCCATTTGGATTGTGCCAATGTTCTTGTACATCTGTGTTTCGTTGAGTTTCATAATGTGCTCCTAGTGTGTTAGTGTATGCTTGTATTATAACGCCAATTTACCAGAGTGTCAACCAAAGACCCTTTCGGGCCTAGGGTCTTTATACCCAGCCTTCTACCATCATAACGGGCTTCTTAAGGGCTCGCTTTACAAAGGTCTCGGGCTCGTCATCTACACGGACCAGCATATAGCCGTAGGCCTCTACCAAGTCCACTTCTGCCACTTCCAGTTCCACGCCTGCTTTCTCAAAGGCAATGTTCATCTTTGTTAGGGCATACTTAACGCCTGCACAGAAGGCCTCGTGCTCGCTGTCTGTAACGTCCTCAAATTCGAAGTTCTCTACCATTACAGTCTCGTAGTCCTGTCCGTCTGCTACAATGAACGGGCGGATCTTGGCCCAAGCCTTCTGGTCCACGCAGTCAAAATGGTCACAGGCTTCGTTAAGGTCGAAACTGTTAAACGCATCGTAGTTTACTTTTTTAGCCATCTGTCGCCCCTTTTGTGTTAGTGTGTATGTATTATAACTTCGTTTTACTACTCTGTCAACCGACCCTACGCTCTGTAGGGTTATTATAATCGTTGCCCCATCTAAGTGCCCTAGTTCCTCTAGGGCGTTAACACTGTTCCTCAGCGTCCTTAAATGCTCTTTACTTCAGCAACCTTATTCTTTCTTCTTGTATGTATTATAACGTCTTTTCAAAGACCTGTCAACCTCTTGGGTTATTCGCCAATTACGACCAAATCGCCAAAAACGTTGATGTCTGAAGCCTCAACCGCACATTGGTACTCTTGGTTCATGGCCATATCTACTAAAGCATTCTGATTAGGAATAGCTTGCAAGATCTGGATTAATTCTGCTACGGTAAGTTGATTAGTCATTTTGTGCTCCTAGTGTGTTATTGCTGTCTATGTATGTATTATAACACCAAATCAAAGACCTGTCAACCTGAAGGGTTTTAGAAATTCTTTGGCTTCTTTGTACTGTGGCAATTTAGCCACAGCCGCATCGATGGTCATTAAGTGGGCCTGCACCAACAATTCTTCTGCATACAGGCGGTCGTCTTCCGACACTTCTGTGTACCATTGTTTGAGCTGTTTGGTAGGCAGGTTCAACAAGAACATTAGGTTGCCCTTATCGTGATCGTTCATAGCCACTCCTTGCGATCGCCATTGACTTCGTTGTTGGTATAGCCTGCGGTGTAGGCCACGATCTCAGCGGCAGTCATCTGCGCCATGTCAATCCTAGGACTACGGTGGGTGTCTCTCACAAAGTAATGCGGCATATAGTCGCGACCGTAGTACGAGTCGGCTGTGCCTCGATCATATGGGCCACCGTGGCGCTCATCATAATAACCATGTTGTGTCAGTGTCTCTAGCATCATTGTTCCTTGTTAGTCTGTAAAGAAGCGGTTCATCAACGATTGGTTGATCATGTCCATCTCGGACTGCTCAACATAGAAGTCTGTCTTAGGATCATAGTACTGACCTTCTTTGTTGCAATAATACAACACTCTGCCTGAGAAGTTAAACGGACCTTCTAGGCCCTTGCGTGGACCGTATTTGACACGCATCTGGTCCATCTCAACTCTGTCTGCTAGTACCTTGTATCCCATGTCCTGCTCCTTGTTAGTGTATGTCTGTATTATAACACAAATCTAATACCCTGTCAACCACTAAGGTTACCAGGCTATCACCTTAGAACCGTAGCGGATCTTGCCCTCGTAGTCCAACTGACTCTGCTCAAACTCTGTGAGAGCATCATCAGCAACGATAGACCAATCAATGATCTTCTCACGGTAGGCTTGGTTGTCGCACTCGATCTGCGAGCGCACACCCATCACGGTCTCGGTGACCTTGTTGACATTGATCTTCTTGACCACGTAGTCCGAACCACCCTTGGGCTTCCAGTACTGTGGGCACTCACCAACTCCGTCCCAATCATGGGCACCGTAGTTCTCGTAAACCTGTGTAGTGATTAATAGTTTAGCCATTGTCTTTGCTCCTTAGTATGTCTCTATTATAGCAAGGTTTTACCACTTTGTCAACCATTTTGTTGTTGTATTTTTACAACAAAGGTGAACCCCACGCATCTCACGATGGGCGGGGTTCGGGGGTTTGCCTGGGACACTACCCCCAGGACTTCGGAGCGATCTATTAGACTAGACCTAAAGACATAGCCTTGTAACCAGCGGCAACCAACTTGCGTGATGGTGTACCGATTACGTACTCTGTGACCTTGGCGTTGTTGCCAGCGGTACGAGTGTTAGCGTAGACTGCATAACCGTTCTGACGGATACGTGATACTTCTGCGCTGATGTTCTTGATGCCAAAACGCTTGGAAGCGGCACTGGCTGTAACAGCTTCACCGTTGTACATTGCGTTGAACAACTTGAATGTCTTTGTTTCTGGATTGAAATGTTTCATTTTGTTTTTCCTTATAAGTTCTGTTTCTTAACAGTTGCTACTAGTATAGCAAAGATAACCTATAAGGTCAACGACTAATTTCGCCAAACTCTTTGTTCACGTAATGCTGAATCAACTTGCGCTGGATCAGCGTTACCAAATCTCCGGATTCGTCCGATACAATGAATCGGACTGGGCAACGGCCCCACGTACCAAAACTCTGGAACTCTTTAAACCATTTGCGATGTAGCTTGTTGCCAGCATCAAATGCCGTCCAAGGTCTACCGATGTAATCTAATCTACTCATATCTGCTCCGATGTAGTGTTAAGGGGACTTATTGGCACTGCCCCTCGTTGATCAGTAAGGAGCGTCTTCCAAGTCAGCCAATTGGGCAATGACTTCAGCTTTGCTTACAGTTGCCTTAGCACGGATGCCTTCGAGGGTGGGCTTAGGAGCTGGAGCTTTCTTTGGCTTCTTAGTCTCTTTGTTGCCTTTGCGCTCTTTGTTAGCAGCCTTGGGCGCATCACTGCGCTTGGTAACTTCAGCTTCGAGTGCTGCCTGCACCAGAACATTGCCATTGGCAAAGTCGATGCTCATCAAGTAGGCAAGAGCGTCTTCTTTGCTCATAGCGTGTTTGAGTTCGATGATATCAATATCAGTGTGACCGTTCTTGATCAACACCTTGGTACGCATCGCGTCATTGGCGAAACGAACTTTGAACTCACCGTCCAACTTAGAAACACCTGCGTGGGTAAATGATTTAGACATATAATCTCCTTATGTGAATGTCTGTGTGTAAAATATGAACAGCACCGCGCTGTCCATAATCTAATTATACAACCATTTTGGTTGGTTGTCAACCATTTTTTGAATTAGGCTCCGTAATAGGGACTGAAGATTTCATCCTCCTGTGGCGCATCTGCCACATTCATCGCTCCCAATGCCGCCAATACAACCTCTATGGGGCACCCTAGCTCATCTGCGATTGCTCGGCTGTTGAAGCCCTCAATATACAGTTCTTGAATGTCATAACTCAAATCTTTCATCGCGCTCATGCTGTCTCCTCTTGTGCAATACGATCTTGTTCATCTAAAATAGCAGACACCAACGGAACAAAGTCTCCGTCGTGATCCGATACAAACCACACAGCCTCGCCGCATACTGAGCGCAGGATGTAGTCGTATTCTTCCCATTGACCATCAATCAAAAAGTGTTCATAGTCTTTGAACTTTCTGGCACTCGTACCTGTCTCGCCACGATCACGTCCGTAGAACGTAGTCATATTCTCAGTCAACAATTTGAAGCCTGCGACTTCTTCAGCCCGCAATTCAAATTGGCTAAAGGCGTGCTTGGTACCGATTGTGGGCCTAAGTGAACTAATGTCTCCCAAGTCAATCAAGTCACGCAAGATGAACGGGTTGCTGTAGTGATTCTGCAGGATATGGCCGTTGTGTGCCAAGTAGCCGTCCCAGTGGCAGTAGACCTGCTCTACTGTGCCGTCTGCGAATTCCAATGCGATAGTGCTTCGTGTTCCCATTTAATGCTCCTAGTGTGTTTGTGTAAGTGTTAATTATAACACGGTTTTACCATTCTGTCAACCAAAGACCCTTTAGCACTCAGGGTCAAAGTCTGCCCACTCTTGCGCTTCGTCTGGCTGTCCGTCACGCTCTGCTTCGTCTTGCAGTTCTTCCGACAGTTGCATAAAGTCCTCGCACATGTTGAACAGTGCTTGGAAAGCTCGCTTCTCCTCACGCGACATCTCACGCAGGAACTGGGGGCCTTCCTCGTTCATTGCGTTAACAATCTGATTCATTGCCAGCAGTGTGTTCTCGCACATGCAGTAAGACATATTTGGGTAGCTTGACATATCAGTTCCTTATTGCGTTGTTGATGTATGTATTATAACAGAGTTTTACCATTCTGTCAACTGATAGTCTGCAATAACCCTATCCTCATCATGGTCATAGCTGAGGAATACTTTGGTGCTGTCAGTGCCGCCTTCTACTTGGAAGACTCCCTGATAGCAGAACTGGCCGCCGTTGGTAATGCCTAGGAACTTACAAGCTGTGAAGTTTGGACCCCGGTAGCCGGAAAGCTGTGCGGCCTTGGTCAAGTACTGCGGTGAATATGAAGTTAGAACTTCAATTGTGTCTGCTGTAATCATTGTGTGCTCCTTAATAGTGATGGCGTGAACCTGGGTCGTTGAAGTCTGCATTGTCGGGAGTCCATTCTTCGTCCTCTTCTTCGTCCTCACCGATCAGCAGATCGTTAGCAAGGCACATGTCTTTAACGTCATCTTCGCTCATGTAGGCCAGTGCCATCTCTGACACAGCTTCTGCTGAGATCAAGCCCTCGTCCATCATTGCGATCAGCTTGCTAGTGTATTCACGCATATCAGCTCCTTGTTAGTGTATGTCTCTATTATAGCAAAGTTTTACCAAACTGTCAACCAAAGACCCTACAGCTAGTAGGGTTATGCGTTCTGCATAAATGTGTTTATAAAGCACTCTCCCACATCGCAAGACACAAAGTTGTCCCCTTGCATGCCTTGTTCGCTATAGCTTAGATCGCTAGTGTCAAAGCCCTTTTGCACTAACAGCTCTTTAAGCTCTCGCATAAACTGTTTGTCTGTGTATATAAGACCCAGCGTATTAACATCCCAAGTTGTTGTGTTAAAATAAACACGCAACTCGCCGAAGTCCAATTCATCGCTAGTGTATGCAAGTTGCAGTCTTGTGACCTCTACTGCTGTTTTAGTGTTGCTCCAATAGCCACCACCGCCTGTGTTTAGCGTTGCATTTACTTTGTACATCTCTGCTCCTGTTTAGTGTAAGTGTATTATAACACAAAAACAGCACAGCGTCAACCAAAGACCCTGTGCTGTATAGGGTTATTCTTCCTCTGCGTTCTCAGCTTCCCACTCTGCCACACTCTCGCTGATGCCAAACGCCTCGTCAAGTGCTGATGGCAAAGTCTCTGCAATGCCTGCACTGTCCATGCTACCATACTCATAGTAGTCATCCGTACCGTCTTCATATACACCTGCAAAGGCCATGCCAGGCTCGTAATACATAGCGAGGATCTTAAAGCCCAGTTCTTCCAGCTTGGCGTATGCTGTAGTAGGAGGAGCCCAGGCACTTTCGAAGCTCAGGATCAAACCACCATCGATGTCATTGATGTAGCCATCACCACCGCCCACATCCCACTTGGTACCCCACTCGTTGACACAGAAGTCATACCAGTTGCCGTAGCCGTGGACTTCTAGGTTTCGATTAGTATCCTCTATCAACTTGGCCTGCTCTACAGGATCACCTACACTACCTGCTACAATTTGTAGACTCTCCGGCACTGGGATAAACTCTGCTAGGAACCTACCGTCTGCAAACGCAGCCTTGGCTCGGGCGATCATTGCTGGGTCTTCGTGTTCCAGCGTCAATGTGTTGTTGCACCAATTAGGCATCTTAGATCTCCATTTCGTATTCGTAGAACTTAACAGCAGGGTCAAGCTTCTTGAGTTGCTTGGCCGCAGTCATCAGCTCCTTATATCTCCGATTGACCTCTGCGCGAGGAAGTTCCCCATCGCAGGTCAAGTTCTCAGGGCTAAGGGCCGAGTCAATCATGTCTGCGACACGCTGACGACCACGGGCTGTTTGAATCTCGTATTGCTCGCCTTTGAAGAATGAATTCCAGTGATTCTTCTGCTCGATAAACTTTGCTAGTGCTTGCATAGTTGCTCCTTAGTTGCTGTGTGTAAGTATGTATTATAACATGGTTTTACCAACCTGTCAACCCCTTATGGACAGTTAGAAAAGAATTAAAGGAACTCCGGACTAGGCGCTAGCACCGTCTGCTAGATCGTCTGCCTTCATCATTACTGCCTACATACTCCGTCGCTTCTCCAGTCATTGCTGACCTATTTCATATACTTAGATTGAGCGTGGGCGGCCCCACAGTCCTCGCCTTAAGTACCTAACGGTGTAGGTAACCTTTAACTCTTTTCTAACTGTCCATGTGCTTATTATAGCAAAGTTTTACCAGTCTGTCAACCCCACGCTTTGTATAACCCTACTACGCATAAGGTTATTGCCACGCCGTTGATAATCATCTGTTGTTTATTTGCCACACGGTAGGCCCACGCAAAGAAACAGACTGCTCCCCCTAGTCCCGTTACAATAGTGTAGACGCGGAACTCTGGAAAGAAATTCATTAATGCGTACATCACTAAGATGAATGCAGTCCCTACCCACTGTAGTACTTCGTCGATGTGTCTATAGCTCATACATTACAACCTTCAGCATCAAGTTCCCAGCTGATGTCCTGGAACTTCTTATAAAGTCTATAGACATCCCGTTTGGCCTCTACCAACGCTTCAGCAATGAGGTCCTCGGCAGTCCCGTCAGTAAGGACTTCGCGGGCGTCTTTGTATAAGCATCCGCCCAGGAACTGTGAGCTGAGTTCGATGTTCTCAACCATAACTCGGACACGGAGCATGAACCAATCAAGGTTCCCGCACTCGATGTCGCTATACATCTCTTTGAGGTCGAAACAGGAGTCATCGAAACAGTCTTTTGGGTCCAGGTCTTCATAGCTCTTGTCCACAATGATGTCAAAGCCGTTGCGCTCGTATACAGCCAGTTCGTCGTAGTATCTAGTCATTATGCGTACTCCTCGTCTTCTACCAGTGTCAACATGTTAGCAGGAACTCTCCACAACCCAGCGATTGTACGTACCGTGACATACTTGATAGCGATCTTCATCACCACGCCTGTAACGTTGCGGCCCATTTTGGCACTGTCGAAGCTAACGTTGTCGCCTATCTGCAGACTGCGGATAGTGTGTCGAGTCAGCTTGCTTCGAGCATACTTGACTGAGTCAATGATCGAGCTCAACTGATCGTTGGTGAAGTTGCCCTGCAGGATCTCTGCTGTTACTGTTTGAATGCTCATGCCAGCTCCTTAGTGTTAGTGTGTAAATTGATTATACTGCCTTTTTCCCAGTCTGTCAACGTAAATCGCATGGGAGGATGCAATCGTTGTAATTCTGCAACCTTCTTGCGGGCACGAGCCAAACTCAACTCGTCCGTCCAATAGTGGCCCGTGTATAGCTTGTCGCCATAGAACATCTGGCATTCCCATTTGATCATTACATGCTCCAATAGAGTTCGCTTGAAGGGTCACAGCTTCTAGGTGTGTCGTGTGCTATCTGCACATCTTTACCAGTCATCAAGTTCTTCACAGTCTTCATTGTAGGGAAGTACTCACAGCGGTAACCTTGTGACGCAGGCCATGTATCGTGTTGCAACTCGCGTACATCACGTGCCATCTGCTCAGCAGAGTCTCTGTCTGGCCATACAGTAGTTGACAACAGACGCTCACCGCTTTTGGTGCGCTTGTCTGCTTTGTATATATACAGTGTGTAGTCTTGTCTCATCTTGTGCTCCTTAGTATGTGTGTATTATAACATGGTTTTACCACAGTGTCAACCAATGCCCGTTCAATCTCCACGGACATCAGTATTCAACGCAGGCTTGATCATGCGACGAAGCTCAACTTCTCTCTTGTGAGCGGCACCTTTGCCACGTATGACCTCATGCACGTAGACTTCTATCTCTGACTTGTCAGCCAGCTTACGAAGCTCTGCACACAAGAGCCAGTTCTTGGTCTCTGTCTTTGCACGATAAAAGTGTTTGGCCGCACGTGATAAAACGCTCTTGTTCACAGTAGACTCTGTCTTAGCTGTGACGCCAATGTAGTTCTTGCCATTGACCACCAGCTCATATATGATATGATTGCGGTCTATGCGTCTTTTGCGGGTAGTGTTTTTTGTGTCCATGTCGTAATTATAACATGGTTTTACCAAACTGTCAACCAAAGACCCTACAAACAATCTGTGTATATAAAGCCACACCCCCGGCACTTCAAAATAACCCGCCAAACAGACTGTGTTCTAAATACAACTTGCTCAAAATACAAAAAGACACTATAATACACACATACACTAAAAAGGAGCTCCTATGTTAAGTACTGCATTTAATACACTTGCTAAAGCAAAACTTGTTTATAATAAACAAAAAGAATTATATAAACTAGTTGTCGCATTTAACGTACATACTAAAGTTAAAGAAAATGGGGATATTGTGCATATATTCCCTACACAAGCAAAATGCGCTTATGTTAGCGGAGATATTAATTATGAGGAGTTACAAGCAGAAGTATCTCGCTTAACAGAAGTTGCTAAAAAGCACTGTCGCACAGATAATATAGAATTTGTTTAATTATTAACTTAAAAAGGAAACTAAAATGTCAGATAATACTAAAGATAAACTTACTAGCTTAATGTTGCAAATGCAAGAGATACTAATGGAGGATTATGAAGATAATGCCGACATACAAGATGCATTTAATGCATTAGCTAGTGCTTTTGATTATTACGTAGAATAAAAGAAAATAGGGAGTATTATCTCCCTATTATCAGTATTATATATACGCAGGTGTCGTTATATAATCCCCGCCAACTTATTCCTATTATCCAAGATAATGAGACCTTACCACTAGAAGTAAATGGTTATTGGTTAGGCACAGTAACGGTTAGACTAGGTCACCCCTCATCTGTCCTTGGAGATCTCCCAGACTTCTAGCTCCTGATCTCGTACTACAGCATATATCCTGCATCCTCGGGTTTAAACTCTCTATATATAGTATATAGTACATATAGTGTATATGGTGGGACTCCTGTGATTCGAACACAGCACCAAAGGATTATGAGTCCTCTGCTCTAACCAAATGAGCTAGAGTCCCTATACACAGTATATACTACTCTGCATACAGTAATTATACACTAGAACAGGTTCAAGAGCAAGCTATCAGTGTGGATAAGTGTGGATAAGTGTGGCGTAAATGTGACAGAATCATTGAAAAATTGGTGGATTCTGGCCGGTATTTGGCCCATTTTGGGGCACTTTGACAGCCTTTTCCACGGTTTTTTAGGGTAGAAATCGTGAGGTCATGGTGGGGTTGAGAGGCTATAGTCAAATACTTTCCCACAGTCTCCCAAAGTTCTCCACTGTCCCCCACCAGGCCCCTACAGCGGGGTATTCACGGTTCGGACACTGCTTTCAGCTCACCAACTAGCGTTGTTGAACTGCTGGCAGACGCAGATCCTAGAGACCGTACAGCGGGGTATTCACACTATACACACATTAGATCTACAGTATATATGCTTTGGGCTACAGCGGGGTATTGTTGTATACGTGTTCTATGCTATACTAGTCACATACACACATGTACACACTCATTGTGAGTTTATGTATATATATGATCTAGTCGCTCTTTACAGTAGCATTTGGGCAGTTTCATGTATAACTATATACACTATGAGATTATGTTGCGTACACACTTACTTGGAAGGTGATCAGCTAGATCGTTTTGATCCCATAGCTGTATACACTCACATGCAGACCATTGGTGTTTGTATTCATGTACGGGAAACTGATCTATTCTGGGCTTACTTGTTAGATCCTGACCTGTCTCGACGTCGTGAACAAGACTTATACGAGTAAAGAGAGTTTACTTATAGCTCTTTTCTTCTACTATACTACTGCCCGTTTTAATATTAATATCACGTTTGATCTGTGCTCTGACGTCGTTCTTTAGGTACACTTCTCTACCAGCAGCTATAAACGCACGATCAAAGCGGCCATTGCCTTCGCACTCACGTTTGAAGTTCTCTATGTCCCATAGCGCACGATTTACCGCTTTAAGCGCTTCGCGCTCATTCTGGGTGGGAGTTTTAATTAGCAGGTTGGATAAAATCTTGTTGAGTTCATCTAACTCGTAGCGGATGTTCTCTAGTTTGGCTTGGTCTTTGATCAACTCTTGTTTGAGCTCAAGAATAGTGATCTTATCAATGAGTTCGCCGAGGCTTATGGGTGCTAGTATTCTCATGTTATCCTGCTCCGAATATACGGGCTTGGGGTTTGAGTTCTGGATTGTGCAGATAACTCCAGTTGCCCAATAAGGTTGCTGACAGTTGTATATGATGCTGGGGGATGAAGTAGCGTTCCGGACCCTGTATATCCAATCCATCTACTAGGTTAGCGAATACACTGTCAGTCATTATAACCACTTCTGCACCCTCTATGATCTTGATCCAATCAAAGATGCGGCCCTGATTTGATATGGGTATGGTCATCCAACCCTCGGGTATGATTGCGGGGTCGTAGGTCACAGTCTGCTCACTTGAGCTTAAATGGGTGACCACATAGGGTGGGCTGTTCTCACCGATGAGTTGATCATATAAAGCTGATTCTCTCCCTGAGTCACGGGTGATACACTCTGGTAAACGTAGCTTGTCTTTGAAAGGCACACCTGCACGTATGTACTTGTACTGATCAAAGGCCGTGTGTTGGAACCAGGGCTCTTGGACAAGATGTGGGTGACCTGTTAGTGCTTGATACAGGCAAATGATCTCGTCACAGCCAAAGTTCTTGAGACGCTCTCGGGGGGTGTCGTAGAAGAACGGTCCCGGATCGGGTTTGATGGGTATCCACTTGACCCAGGGGGCCTGTGCTGTGAGTTGTTCTACCCAAGCATCAACCACGGGCCAGTGTACGTGATACCCTTGTTCATGGTAGTGCAGGGCTATGGGCAGAGCTATGATGATGTCACCCAGTCCGCGAGTTTGTATGATTCCAAGTTTCTTAGACAATTTAACTGTTCCTTCTCGATAAACTATTATATACGTATTTAATTGTTTGAACAAGCTCTGAAATAAAACCAGTGCTAAATAGTTGAATATGTCATATATCTCCACAACCACCGGATTTACAATTACCAACTATGCCTATAACTACATCCAAAATATCACTACATCGATACTTGGTTTGGGTCCGCAGGGATGGGGCATTGGTAGTCAAAACTCCAGCCAGGTCACTACGCAGAATAGGATAAGAGTCAGTCAATGGGAAAATTTAATCACTGACATAAACTTCATTCAACGGCATATTACCAATGCCACAACCAGTTCTGTGGCACCGACAACTACGTCGACTATTGGGGTCGGTCTTCCCAATGCTTTGGGTCCGAACATGTACTATCTTTCCAACGATCTAAGACGTTATGTTTGCCACCCTAATCAATTTTACGGGTATCCCGGTGAGACCGTGAATACCCTAAATGGAACCAGTACTCGAACCACTGTATGGGGCAGGGAAATAAGCCAACAGGTTCGAGTTGATTGGCCCACTAATTTGTTTGCACGTTATTTCTTTAACTCGGGCAGTGTACTAACTTGGAGGCCCACATATACCAGTGTGGCCATCCCCAACGATAGAGATGAGGAATGGGCTGACTTTATAGATCACCTAAAAGCCCAACCAGCATATGAATATACCAGAACTGACTTTCTAAGTACCTCTACTACCTCTACAACCTACAACAGTGGTACGTTGTCTATTACTATAATTGCAACTCGAGATCTAGACCTTAATTCAGCCAAAAGAGTAGACCTTACTGCTACATTCCTCAACGAAGATCTAGGATACATCCTTGTTGATCCGATACAGGGCTACTGGAACTACGGCCCTTGGGAAACTCCTTAAAACCAATTAAATACTACAAATGGCCACTCCAGTAACCTTTACCCTTTACAATAACAGCAGTACCTCTGCGGTTGTTAATGATTTTACATTTAACACAGCGCCCAACATCCTGCATCGTTCTACTTTGACTAACTTTGGGGTAGGGGGCGTGTTCACTGGTACCTCGGTGGCATCGGGGGTGTCAATACCCCCAGCAGGCTCGCTGTCATTTACCCAGTATTATTCTACCCAAACAGGCCTGGCCCTGCCCTATGCAGATTACATCAGTACAGTAGTGATAAACTCCACACTCAGTGGAGCCCCTGTAAACAACACCGTGACCAATTATGTAACGTTTTCAGCAACCGCATTACCCCCTCCTTGGACTAGACCCCCTATTGAAGGAACTGGGGGTGGCGGCAGCGCTGGTGGTGGTGGCGGTGGCTGGGATATTATACCAATATTGCTGATTATTGCCGGCATCGGAGAATGCTTTACAGCAGGTACCCAGGTCCTTATGGCAGATGGTACTAGTAAAAACATCGAAGATGTGGTCATAGGGGATCGGGTCTATAATCATGATCGCAGTCAGGTTAACACAGTGAAGTTTTTAGAACATGCATTGGACACCATGTGGTTAGGGCTGTATACCCCCAGTCCAGAGTTTGAACCCTTTGTTACGATCAACCACCCTTTGTATATAAACGGAGAGTTGGCCGCGGTTGACCCTGAGCATCACTACGAATTGTACCCCTGGTTAGGTCAGGCTGCTAAATTAACTCCAAGTAAGGTAATACCTGCCCAGGGGCAATCAGTTTATAATCTGTGGGTAGATGGTGATCATACCTATATTGTCAATGGATATGGTACACCTAGCATCATCGACGATGGAGCCATACTTCGTCAGGCTGTTGAATATGAATATATAACCACTGCCCAAAGTCTGCAAATGTTATATGACCATTCTAACAATGGTAGAGCCCTACGTGTGGGCAGCTATCATGTTAATCAATTTTTAGGTTGGTTAGACTTTAAACCATTAACTAAAGTAATTGCAAAATCACTATCCGGCCCAAGTACAGTGCTCAAGAAAAGCCTACATACAGCAATGCGAGCAGTCGGCGTAGTGGCAAATTTAATCTATAAAACAAGGAATTAAAATGTTTAATATAACTCCAGAGGAAGTTGCAGAAAGAATCAACGGTTTATCTTTTGAAGAAAAGATGATCTTAGTTTCTGGAATATCTCTCCAATCTGCTCAAATACTGCATCGTATGTTTCCGGAAAATGCCTTTATTGAATGGTTTGTAAAAATAAAACAACAAACTAATTAAAATTATGGCAACATCACAGGTAGTTAGTTTATCAGTAGGCAGTGAGTTTGGTTTTAAAAGACCGGCATTTGCCCCAGTGCCGATTATGGAAACTATTAAGACGTTTAATACATCAACAACTGTTCCTGGGTCGCTGGCAAATACATCGTCTCGAGTGATAGTGTTGAGTTCATTAGTTCCTTTTGAATTCTCAATAGGTAATACATCTACTCAACAGGCCCTTGCTGATAGTGCGTTTGATGCAAATACATTCAATACTAAGTTAAAATCCTGGACTGCACCGTATAAACAAACTCTTACCATTTACAACGTGGGCAATGCCACTGTTACAATGTTTCCGCGTTCTCCGTACAGACCTGTGTTTTCCTTGCCACTACCGTTTCTTGGACAGCCCGGAACGTACCCAGTGATACATTCTATAAATGGACAAGACGTAACTACTTCTACATTTGATATACCTGCAGCCGGAATAAGCAGTCTCGAAATAGCCTACTATGGTACAGATGTAGGAGAATTTACCAGTTCTTTTAATATTGAATCTACCGCTGGTATTAATACAATTACAGTATATACTAGTCAAATTGTACTACCTGCTACTTTTGAAATTGAAGCTTCTTCGTACACTACTACATTTGTAACCAAAGTATTAGGGTTAACTTCTTCAACATCAATAGAGTTAATTCCAGTTAGAAACGGAATTAAAGACTATGACACTGTTTTAGACTTTACTGTATCCTTGACAGAAAGTCCAGGATGGAGTTTTACTACCGGAACTAATTCAGTTAATCTATTTTGGGATCCTGATTATGTTAATAATATTTCTACAACAACTCCATATACGTCTGTATTATCAATTTCGGTCCCCGGCACAGAAATAACAACTGTTACAAATTCTGCGTTAGTTGATATTACAGGTGTGTATAAAAATCTATCAACCTGGCTAAGTCCAATAGCCGGTAATAACAGTATGATCGGTGTCAGTCTTGACATGTTTGACGGCGTTGAGACTTTAACAATTGGCGTAGGTGCCGGTGGTGACGGTACCCCAATATATGCCAATGGCGGTAGTGTGTTCGCTGTGTTGAACAATTTAAACTTTAGAGCCGCAAGCATTGATACTCCTTATCCATACTGGGCCACTGTTTGTAATATTCCTTTGACAGGACCCGGCACATATTTAAGCGGAGCACTTCGCGACGATGGGTTACCGTTGTACATTAGGAAAACTACACCTGGTTTAAATTACGCTGACTATTTTGGCTTTGATCAAAGTGAAGGGTCTATTTTTATTGTTGACTACGATGGTTACGATGCAATAACCATTAGAATAAACAATTTACGGGATTTGTCTGGTAATCCAGATTTTGACGGAACCCTACAGAATCTAACCAGAGCGTTCCATTATTATAGTGAAAAAGATAGTCCAGGCAGATACAATAATCTACCGCAGTATCCATTTCCGTCCCAAGGTGTAGCTGTATTGTCTACAGCAACAACTCCATTACCTCTAGGCGAAACAAGAACATATTTGTTTAGAGGATTTACTGCCAATCATTCAACTGCTACGTCAACGTGGTCAGTTGATGTTGGATTAGTTCCATTCCCAACCTGATATTTTTAGTAGTTTTATCTACTAAGATAATTAGTAGTAATGCTAGAAAATATCTATCAAATTTCTCACAAAGAATCTCTTACCATTGAATGGCAAGGGCATGACCTTCACTACGATCTACAGCTCTATGAATTAGGACAAGGTCATGTTGAGTTTTTTGTAATTAATCCAAACAACAACATTCCAGAGAAATGGCAACATGAATTACAACATTATGTAGATGAACTTCCTAATACAAGAAAGTGTATAGTCATTACCCACGAAGGGGAATGGATTGTTAAGATATTTAAGGATGGTTGGTATCCGTATCACGGCTACGAGTCTATTGACATAGTTAAGACTAAATTAGTTTGGACAAAGAATCCAGATATTGATAAACTTATAACCTATGAGGACGACCCATTTGGTACATTTGATCCTAACAAGTGGGATAGGAATTATAAGTTAGTATGGTACATAGATCCGAGATTCAATCCCTTAGATGATAAAGTTTGGGCATTTAGTTGTCAGCCCATGGGCAAGGAAGTATCAGGTACTAAAGACATGGGATATGTTGCCCCCGATGTGTTTGTTGAATTTAATGAACACCTACCAGACCTAGGAGTAGATGTCAATGATTGTTGCCCTCCATTTTATGATCTAGCACACGAGTGTGCCTATGAGTTAGATCCTATACATCAAACCAACGACGAGAGATTATGGGTTATAAAATTTACGCCGTTGTGGCGTAAACCCAAAGAATGGAAATGGTTAGGAACTATCACTCCCGAGTTTACTGTAAAATATAATCCTGAACTACCAAAGTTAGACTACGATTTAGATTACACAATGCCATGGCATGACTTTACCTACGAGCATATTTGGATGTTAGATAGAAAACATTTAAGAAATGACGAGGATGGTATTTGGGCGTTCACCATTCAGGTAACAGAAGAATTAGAAGGCAGTAAAATTGTAGACTACATTAGTCCAAATGTAGACATTGCCTACAATCCTAACTTACCTAAATTAAAATACGATGAAGAGTATATTGTACCATGGCATGACTTTGCCTATGAACATGTTTGGTATTTAGATTCTACTTCTAAAGAAAAAGTTTGGACTGTTAAAGCAAAGTTTTGCAACAAACCTATCGGTGAGAAAACAGTTGGGTTAGTAACTCCATTGTTTGCAGATCAATTAGATGTCATCTTTATTTCCTATAAAGAACCCAATGCTGATGATAATTGGAATCGTGTACTAGAGAAAGCACCTTGGGCAAAACGGATACACGGTGTTGACGGGATCTTTAACGCACATAAGGCCGCAGCCAAATTGTCAACTTCTGATATGTTCTTTGTTGTTGACGGAGACGCATGGCTAGTGGACGATTGGGAATTTGATTTTCAGCCAGGCATATTTGACAGAGACTGTGCCTATGTATGGTGCAGCCAAAATCCAGTAAATAATTTGACTTATCATAACGGAGGTGTTAAACTGTTTAATAAGAGTATCCTAATGAAGAAGAAGAAATGGACCACTCTTGATATGTTTACGGGCATAATGCCTAATATAAGTGCAGAAGATAGAATTAGTTGTATTACTTCATTTAATGTAGATGAATTCTCAACCTGGCGTAGTGCTTTTAGAGAATGCGTTAAACTATATAAGAACAATCAAATGGGCAAACTCAACGAATGGCTGAGTTCGGACCCTAAAAAGAAATTTGGTAGTTATGCAGCCTTAGGTGCAACCCACGCCTGCGACTTTGCTAACAAATTTGTAAATGATCACAATGCATTATTAAAGATCAATGACTATAATTGGTTAAGAGAATACTTTAATAAAATGACAGACTAGGAAAACAGTATATGAAAGAAATATTTGGAGTGGTTCCAGCTGAGGTTGCGTATGAAATAAGAGAGGCATTTCTTTCTGCAGACTACGATACCGTTATGCAGGAGAGAAAAACTTATTATCAGAGAGACTTTAATGTAGTGTCATCAACCTTGCCAGAGAACGATGAGGTATATCTATCTAATTTTAAAAGATCAGGATTCTTAGAAAATTCTAATCTAATTAAAGACTGCGTTAACTCTTATATAATCCCTGCAATTGAAAAAGAAGTATCTAAAAAAATTGTGCATAAAGAATTACGCTGTTATTACATGAATGAAGGTGGACATTTTAGAATTCACAAAGATGATTACATATCTGATTGGGGATTTGTTTGGTACCTCAACAGTAATTGGAAATGGGATTGGGGCGGCCTTTTACTGTCCGTACATGAAGACCAAACAGCTTCTGTATCTTTACCTCAATTTAATAAACTTGTAATAATGAATCACGGATCAAAACAGTTACCTCACTGTGTTACTCCTGTGAACCCTTTTGCAAAAGAGCCGCGCATCATGCTAGTTGGCTTCTTAAAAACCGAATAACATATTATGTCAGAATCAGATCACGAAAAAATTAAAAAGGTTATTGCCATTGTAAACAAAACAAGTCCAACGTTTTGTTTAGCTAAATGGCATCATGTTACCTTATATCTACAAACAGGAGAAACTCACAGTTGTTATCATCCTGCTCCACATAAAATTGATCTAGCTGAGATTAAAAAGAATCCTAGTGCTCTGCATAACACTTCCATAAAGAAGCAAGAGCGCAAAGAAATGCTAGAAGGCGTACAGACCAAAGGATGCCAATACTGTTGGAACATTGAGAACATGGGTCCTGATTACATCAGTGATAGACATATCAAAACTGCTAGTATCTTTACAGAGAAACGTTATAAGCAAGTTATAGATAATCCCTGGGACAAAAATGTAAACCCGGAATATATTGAAGTTAGTTTTGGCAACGAGTGTAACTTTAAATGCGGATATTGTCATCCAAAAGCCAGTAGTCGTTTCTATAATGAAATCAAACAATACGGCCCAGTAACGTCAGTTAAGAATCATCGTTGCGATATTGATTGGATGGATCTGTACGAACGTGAAGAAAAGAATCCTTATGTAGATGCGTGGTGGCAATGGTGGCCGACAGTGCGTAAGACATTAACCATTCTACGTATTACAGGAGGAGAACCGTTGATGCACACAAGTACATGGAAGCTGTTGGCTAGTCTTAAAGAAGATCCAATGCCTAAACTTGAATTAAACATTAATAGTAACCTAGGAGTAAAGCCCGCCCTAGTTGATAAAATGGTTGAGTATGTTAATCATCTAACAGATAACAAAGGCATCAACAGGTTTAAGTTATATACTAGCATTGACACTTGGGGTCCCCGTGCTGAATATATTCGAACAGGATTGGATTTAAAAATTTGGGAACGCAACTTAGATGCTTATCTAAAAGGTACCGGCCAACCGATTAGCTTTATGATTACATTCAATATCTTATCTGTAACAACATTTAAGAGCTTGCTAGAGAAGATACTAGAATGGCGAAGTATCTATAATCGATATAATAAAACAGACCAACCGCAGATGGTTAGATTTGATACTCCGTACTTGAAAGAGCCTTTGCAGTACGATATGAACATTCTTCCTAAAAAAGAGTTTATGAAGTATATGAAGGATAGTCTTAAGTTTATGGAAAAGAACGTAAGCGATAAAGATCCAACTAAGTTTTCAGAAGTTGAGTTTGAAAAGTTTAGACGAGTAGTTGATTATATGGGAGCGACTGAATATGATCAAAATAAAATCGATGAAGGGCAGCGTGATTTTTACAACTGGTTCAATGAACTAGACACACGACGCGGAACCAATTTTGTCGCAACCTTTCCAGAGATGGAAAAGTTTTTTAAAAAGTGTAGCAAATTATAATGAACAGTAAAGAATTCCTATTAAACAAAAGCAAAGTATTTTGTATGTCTCC